CTGGTGCATGCGCCATGTCTTTTGAATCTTTGTTGCCATCATGGACTTCTTGAGATTGCGAATGATGGCGATTTTCTTGGAGTAGGTTACAAAGTTGGTCATTTTGTTTGGAAGTTTTAGGCGATGTGCTGTATTCTTTTTATAATACTACAAAAAAGATTAAAAAATTTCAAATTACAACTGAAAAACAGATTAAAAATTATGTTTATGTTAGAATGAATTATTTCTTTTGTGTCAATATTTTTTTTCTATTCGCTTTTGTATCTGTATTCCATCTTTTTGTTTTTTCATTGTATATTTGTTGTTTACCATTATTTTTTGGATCGTTTCTTTTCTTAAATGTTTTAATTGATTTTGAACTTTTTGGCGTTTTAAACAAGTCGCTTGGAACAGACACAGTATTAACTAATTTCTTTTTGGTTTCAATCTTTTTTGGTTTTGGTTTTGGTTTTTCTGAATTATCTACAATTTCTTCAATTAATTTTTGTTCAGTTTTATTTATTCCATAGTATTCATATATTTCTTGATCTGTTTTTAAAGGTTTATCTGGATATGTAATAAGGTTTAATATTTTATATTCATTTGTATGATTAGGTGACTCACTATATTGAGTTATTTTTAAAATGAAACGGATTAATTTTGAGTTTAGAAATGTTACAATTGTATTTCCAATTAATTCATTGTCAACCGGCATATACATTAAATTACTTTCTAATCCAATTAAATTATTATAATACTTTGCATATAAATTACACGGTTTGTTCCCAGCCTTGTATGTCATTATAACTTTGGGATTTTTTAAATCATCAATACGACTTCGTTCGCCAAATGGTGATTTCCATAATTTTTTATCACCCTTTCCAGTTATTTCGTCTAAATTAGCATATAATATATTATAATCATTTTTAGAAACATCATAATAGAATGCGTGTGGAATACCAGATGTTCTTTTTTTCATTTCAGCGTTTGGTTTAAAATATTGATCTCTAATACACATTAATTTTGTACCCTCTTTGTTATTTAATTTATTAATGATATCAATTGTGTTATTATTCACAAAGTTTGGTATATACACTAGATTTTTAACATCTATATTAGATTTGTTTTCTACCCCTTTAAATTTATTATCAATAATTGTAGGTTTATTTATATTAATATTCTTATTATATACATAATAATCTACCTTTGGAAAATGTTTTATTTTAATATCAGATATATTTAAATATATCAACTGGCCATTATTATTCATATCAAATAATATTTTTGAAGCTGAATTTTTATCTCCATTAACATGTGGTTTCCTCCAACCAAGTGGATGTATCATTGTTAAATATCCATTTTCATTTAATATATCTAATGATTTATCTACAAATTTTTTCCAAAATACACCCCCACCTTTACCAACCCCCCCTTGATTATATGGGGGGTTCCCCATTATTACATCAAATCCAAAATTAGGATTATAAACTGGATCAGGTTTGTTAATATCTGCGTAATTAGAACCTTCGACAAATGACCCGTGAAATATATTTAATGTGTATTTACCACCACCTTCAATCCCACAAAATATTTTATTTAAAATGAATATACTCTTTTCACTAATTTCAACCATATACAACATTTCTTCTAAAATGTGTTTTCTACGTTTTTCTTCATTTGTTAGGTCTAATTTTTCATCTTTATAACCTTTTAACCCTTCCATTAATTTTAAATAAACGATTATTGGAAAATTTCCTGGACCAACAGCCGGGTCTAACCATTTTAGATACGGATTCGTCCATACTCCCGAATGTAATTGTTTTAACATATCTTCAACTATATATATAGGTGTAAATACTTCACCCTTTTCTGTTCTTTCTTTCTCTTTGGGAGCTAGATTATTATTAATATCTTCTAATAATTTAACTGGATCTTTTATTCCATAATATCCTTGTTTTTGTGCATGTATAATTTTTTCAATATATGACATATCTTTTTTATCTGAAACCGATTTAATTACTTTTTCAATAATTTCAACATTAAATTCAGCTTGATCGTCGCCACCCAAACGACCATTTAATATTTGTAAAAAATCTTTTTTTCGTAATTTATCATTGAAAACTCTGTCTTTTAAAATATCTAACCTTGTTATGATATTTATATTTATATTTTTATCATTTTCATCATTAAGTAATATACATTTTGTATTGTCTTCGATATATAATGTAAATATATTTAATAATGATATAAGTTCACCAATTAATTCAGCCGCAATTTTTTCAATTGGTATTTCTTCTATTTTTTTTAATTCTTTAGTTAATTCATCCTGATCTTTTTTAGATACCTTTTCTTTCTTTTTCCCAGATTCTATCTTGTCGTCGGGTTCATCTAATATATCTTGAGTTTGTTTTGCTTTTTTAGATAAGCGTATCTTTCTCAATTCATTTGAGATATTCTTTATTATATTATCATCATAATCAAAATTTTCTGCAATTTTAATAGTATTTTCAACATCCATATTCCAATTTTCATATAATTTACCAAATAATTCATTTATATAATCTTCCCTCTGCTTTTGTGTTGGATTGTCGCCGTATTTAAAATGTAACATATCTGTATCTATGTTAATTAAATCTGTTATTTGTCTATACATATCAGTATTTGATGTATTTTTTTTATATGTTATATTATCACCAAATAACATTACATCGGTCATGACTCTTTGTGGATTTAAATCAACCATAAAACCATATTTTTTTGTATGATCTACTTCTGTCATACATCTAAATAACATTTGATAAATTGCATCAGAACTAGATATATTATTCCATAATGCTACAATATCAACATCTTTCAATGATATTCCTAATTGTAATCTATTTCCTGATAATATTATTAAATTATCACCTGAATTTTTTTTATATTTCAATGTTGGATCTTTCAATGAACGAACTATATTATTAATTTCGGATTTAATTTCTTTTGAATTTTTCATATATGTAATATAAGGTGTATTTATTTTGTTTTTATCTTTGACTTCAATAGCAACATAATAATGATATCCCTGTTTTTTAAATTCATTCATATTTAAAACTTTTAATAATGCGATAACCCTATTTTCTATTTTTCCCGACCCACCTGTTGGTAAAAACCACAATTGACTGGTAACATGACCACTTTGCATTGTTCGACATTTACCATCACATATTCTTTTAATTCTGGGTATTATTCCAAATTGTTTATTAACACTTTGATCATTATAAGATAATTGTGTATCTGATATACCAAAGTAATATCTCAAATATTCAATAACTTGAGGTTTATTATTGGGCGTAAAATCAAATGATTCTGTCATAAATAATTTACCCATATCAAAACCATAATTTGTATTTCCTATTTTCTTTTTTTCTATATTTATTATGTCTGGATTCCATATTGATGTAATCATGTATGGTTCAGGATAAATACTATATTCATCTTGTAAATATTTAATAATTTCTTCATCATTTACTATACCCAAACTTTTAATAGATTCCATATATATATGTTTGCCGAATCTTTCTTTTTGCATTAATGAATTATTATAAAGTGTAATTGAATTAATTCCTTTCATATCTTTAATATCTTTTAAATCCCATATTAATTTAGATTCTTCAGTTACTCCATATACTTTTAATGGTTTATTGTATGTTGCTGTTACATAAATTTTGGGTATAGTTTTAAATTTATCTAATATTTTAACAATCTGTTGTGCTTTATCAGTGCTCATGCCAAAATGTGCTTCATCTAAAAATATAGCACTTAAATCTTTAATAACTGGTTCTATTAATTTATTGATGTTATCAATTATTTTATCTGTATTTTCATCATTCGTTTTTTCATCATCATTTTTTGACCAACCAAGTCGTTGTTTAGAAATAATAATAATATTATGTGAATTCGGATGAAATTTAATATTATTACTATCTGTTATTTTTGTAGTTTTAATATTCAATAAATCAAAATCATTGTAATTATTAAATATATCCATATATTCTTCAAATGTTTCATTCGGAGCTGGTGTAATAATTATAAATTTCATATATTTATCAGATGAATTTGTTTTAACCATCTCTAAAATTGTTCCAGCCATCATATATGATTTACCAGATCTTGGAATTGCACCAAGTAATATACTATTAATTTTTTTATGTAAAAGCTCTATTATTTTCCCAATAAATAACCTTTGATGAAATCTTGGTATAAACGGTGGTTTCAATTCTTTTAAATATTTTTTTTTAAAATCCATAATTGCTTCATTCGTTTCAAAATAATTATATTGGTTTAATAAATTTTTAAGCATAACATAATATTTTTCCAAATCATGTATATCATAAATATTATCATCATAATTACCACTTGAATTTGTAATATACCCTTTTAATATATCACTTGATGATTGTTGTCTTTCAAATGTATCAATCGCTTTTTGTTTATCATTTACAAATAATATTAATTTTATTTTTCTATTCGGTCTAGTATGTTTTTGCATTAATGTACATAATTTTGGTATATCGTGGGCATCCATTTTTTTACTTTTTTTTGAATAAAATTTGGCTGAACTAAATACCAATACTTCATCAAAATTATTAGATTCATCCTGATTTTTATTGATAAATGTAATATCAGAATATCCACCCACACTTCCACTCCTAACAGGTTCTTCCAAATAATAATCAAAATTATTACCTTCCCAAAAATCATCCGAAAAATCAATATTTTCTTGTGAATTGGGGTTTCCTTTAATTAAATGATATGTTTGTTGTAGTTTACCATTTAAAGGTTTCAATGTCAAATTAGTTAATCCCAATTTAATACAAATATCCCATAGTCTTTCATAATAATAACCTGGGGTTGAATAATCATCATTCGGTTCATTATCAATGGGGTCACCTTCAATACTAGTATATTTAGATACTTCTGTTAATATTTCCATTACATTTTTAGCATTTTTAATACCAATAGATGAACCCTTACTTTGAATAAATTCCAGTAAAGTTTCTCTATTTATCATTTTTGGAGGCATATTATTTTATATTATATTATTTTTAAATATTTAAGTAATTTCAAATTTAAAAACATTATTTTATTCTAATCGATTTTTAATTTCATGTATGTCTTCTTTCATATAGGATATATCATTTCTCAAAATGCTTAAATCATTATGTATATCATTTATAATATTATGATTTAATTCTATCTTTTTTTCTTGAGCATATACTTTTAGATCTAAAACATCTAATTTTTCGGCATGC